ACTGGTACTGGCATTAGCTAGATTCAAATACCTGTTTAAATTCCATTGAAATCGTATTGTTATTAAAAGATGTCATATCTACACTCCAACTTTCACAAACATATTTCTTGTAATTAGTCGTTGTTGGATCAATCCAATCAAAACTCTCCTTACCATTTCTTGCTTGTAAAAAACCAACTATTTTATCTCGATCTGCATTAGTTCTATTACTAAAGGTAAGGCTCCAGTTCTTTCGTCTTGTATTCATACCCATCGTATTTCTTTGTTGATAACCATCGCCAAAGGAAGTAATACGAAGATCTGGAGTTTCACTAACGCTGGCTGCATAACTTGGTTCTGCAACGCATTGAAGAGTAGTTCCGTCAAAGATAGCCATAATTAATTACGCTAAAAGCCCTCCTGGTCGTTTTTGTTTTGCAATTTCCATCTCAATAGCAGAACCAAGCATCCTTCCTAATTGAGCCATTTCTTTACCATCGCCTTCGACTTTAGTACCTTTCGCATCAACTGACACATTCACAGTAGTAACACCACCACCACTACCAGAAGATTCAACACCAAGCCTTCCTCCCTTACCACGCTTCAAAGGCATGATGGCTTCTGGCCCAGCTTCACCCATTAGGCCAACTCCCTTGGCAAATGGGAAGTAGGTAGGGGCATCAACTATGCCTCCCTTCTTGAATTGCCTAATTCCATTTGAATAAACACCTCCTTTTGCTTCTTTTGGAAATAAAGTTCCAACAATAGGAGCAATAATGGTTTGTCTAATAGCAATCCTTGTTATATCTGCAATAACAGAACGAGCAAATTCTTTAAATTTAAACTTACCTGTCATTACAAACTCAGTTAAGGCATCTTCCATTTTCTTGAACGTGCCTACATAGAAATTCTGAATCATTTCTCCAGTTTTCATTAATTCATCCCTATATTTTTGAATAGGAGATCCTTCATCTCCACTTCCAGTAATAGGATCAAATTCTTCTTTCTTTGCCTTTCTTATTTTTTCCTGATCTGCCAAATATTCTTTAATAACTTTATTTCTTCGTTCTAAGAAATCAATTTCTTGAAGCATTTCATTAACAGCATTTTGTCCAAAATATGAAGCAAGCCCTATAGCCTCTTTCTTCTTCCTTATTTCCTCTAAATTTTTCAACCATTCTTTACCAGCCTCTTCTTCACTCATACCAAATAAAGACTCCTTCATCGCAGCAGAAGTTGTCTTCCAACGCCTTTGTAATCTGCCTAGCATTACTACAACACCCGCTATCGCACCAGTAATAAGAACATAAGGATTTACTGCTGCTGAAATATTAAATTGTGTTTGAGCAACAGTAGCAGCCCTTAAACTGGCAATCAAAGTTCCAAACCAAACAACTAAAGCCTGAAGCTTTAACCCAGCAAAAGCAGCTCCAGTAACAAATACTACATCTGCTAATAATTGGAAATTACTAGCCAACAATTTCACAGCAGGTAAAAGTGATTCACCAATATCAGCAACACCTGTAAAAAGACTTTTCATAATAGGTATTGCTTCTTCTAATAAAACCTCAAATGTCTCCTGATATTGCGCCCCAACTTCCTTTAAAACTTTACCAACATCTAACCTGAATTTATTCCAAGCAATAGTGGCTCTAGCCCCAGCCTCATCAGAAGATTCAGCAATTGTCTTAGCGAGTTCATGGTATTCCACCCCTAAACTCTCTACAAATTTCTCAAGCATATCCAAACCAACAGCTCCTTTCTTCAAACCTTCTTGCAATGCTTGAGTCGAGATATTATTGGCATCAGCAAACTTGGTTACGGCTGCTGGAAATCTTTCACCGAGCTGGCCCGAAAGTTCTTCGGCTGATACTTTCCCTTTTGAATAGATTTGAACCATCGCTGTTATCGCAGCCTTAACATCTTCCGCACCACCAGCAGTACCTTTAATTGCAGCAGTCACGTTTAAGAAGGCTTCTGATGCGTTATGAATATTTCCACCAGCACCTAAAACAGCAGCACTCATACGAGTAATACCTCGTATAGCTACTTCTTGAGGCACGTTATATTCTTTTATCGCCTTTTGAGCCGCAGCCATCGCAAAATTATAATTTTCTTGCGTTCCTGTTATCCCTTCAAGAGCAGTCTGAGCTTTCGCAATATCAGAAGCATAAGTAGTAGACCCACCAACAAATTCGGTGATGGGACGAGCTACTTGACTAGCAACAAGACCACCAGTGATAGCACCACCAGCCATATCACCACCTGGCCTTAAAGCTTCTATTCCAGCTCCAAGTCCAGCCCCTAAGAACCCCGCAGGCCCACCAACAAATCCAGCACCTAAGATTGATTGGCCTGTTCTTCTTAAATTTTCACCACTAAATTTATTACCACTAAGCTTCATCAAAGCAGCATCTGTTTTTCTTATCTCATTTGTCAGCCTTGCAAAAGTTTTACTTGTAGGATCTAAATTGCCTCTTAGCTCTTCTAGCCTATTTCTTTGTTTCGTTAATGAATTAATACTACCCTTGCTTGCTTTTGTATTTTCTAAAAGTTCATCAGTCAATTCCTGAACGGATTTTGCAACTTTTTTTACCTCTGGAGCTTTAAATGACCCAAAACCAGTTGCAGTAGTTGGCCCTGGTAATCCAATGAAAGTTCCATCAGCAGTTTGGCTTAAACCTCTAGCTGCCCTGCTACCTCTTGGCCCTTGAAGTCTTGTCTTACCTTCTATGGCCTCTTGAGTTCTTTTTATTAAATCTGTTTCTTCTTGACGAACTCTTTTTAAGGCTTTGGTAACAGTAATATGATCTTTTGTCCCTATCTCTAAATCTTCTAAAACATCCTCCATTGAGGAGATTTGATTCCTAAATCCTCTAGCAGACTTAACAAAAGTCTCAGGGAATAAGCTATCTTTCCTTTTAACTGTCTGAGTAGTGACATCTCCTCCAGGGAACATGCCAAAAGGAGGTACTAAAGGTTCTTGTCTTGCATTTCGATAATTCTTTAAATTGAATAACGCAGATAACTCCTTCGCAATCATGGGAAGTTCCATGAAAGCCTGTCGATCTGGCCCCATCTGGAATGGCCCTTGTATTGGCAATCCTTCTACAGACGGTCTTCCAGTAGCCGTATATGGGTTGTAACCAATAGCCGAAGTACCAATCGAATAAGGCCCAGAAGAGGCCATTATTCCTCCAGACTGGCCTATCCTTCTCTGTACTTCACTGGTACGAGTTTTTGCAGTCGTAGCTGCTAACGCTTGGTTATATGTACGAGTTTTGTCAATTAAAACTTTTAAAATTTTTGAATAATCTTCACTATTAACACTTAACCCACTCAACTTCTCATTCAAATGAGAAATCTGTTCTGTATATTTACCTTCAGTTAGCGTTCTAGGAAGATTTAATAACTGAGCAATACTTTTTTGAGTACCAGCTAAACGACCATCATCAGCTCTTCTATAGCCAACTCTTTCAGGCAGACCAGCACTTCTAGCAGCAGCAGCTTGAGCTGTCTTTTCTATATTATTTAACGTCAGTAATTGCGTGTTTAAATTTGTAACATCTGCCGTTAATTTGTTATAAGCCTTACTTCCAATCGTTGCAGATTGTTTTAGCTTATTTAAAGCAAATACTTGCCCCCTAATAGAATCAGTACTACGTCTATTGCTATCAGCAAAATTATTTATTTCTTTTCTTAACTTTAAAATTTGGTTATCAGTTTTACCTGCAAATGTCGCAATCTGCTTTAGTCCTTTAGTTATTTGATCTAAATCTTCAAAACCTTTTTTCTTGAACTTTACGACAAGTTCTTGGACAGTTGGAGCAGCCATTTATTTAGACTCCTTATTCAATTCTTTCAACGCAGCTACTTCCATAAGTTGAAGTCCTTCTAACACGTCAAAACGATCTTCTATATTGTAGAGGTCAAACAGTCCTCCAGCCATTAATAATACCTCGTATTTCAGACCAACATAACCAGACATAGAAACTTGCCATTGTGTCTGCATCTTTATAAAGACTAACACCGTTTCCCAATTACAATCCCATACCTCAAATTCATCTTTTACTTCTGGACTTTTAGGAATCTCAATCCCGAACGCTTTTGCATCTTCTTGAGTCATGTCCACTACTTCTTTGCCGCCAGAAGCCCAGTAAATAGCGGCTTCTGTTAGTTTCCCTCCTTACCTGCT